CCAGTAGGCCCATATACATCATATAAAGCAGATGTAAGTCATAATGGATATTACATAGAATATAAGGCAAACGATCCTAAAGTACTTCGTGTGGAAAGGGATAGTAACACAAAGGGTGGCTTTCTTGGGTTGGCTAACAACAAAGTTAAAACAGTTGAACAGTACACGATGGACGGTGCAGTTCACACAAAACCCAATAGTTCATCAACAACCATTGCAAACGGAAAGTCCGAAGCATGTATCAAAGCAATCGGAGGAGCAGAGGGAACAGGAAGACTCGTGGGTTCCAGTATTGGTGCTAGTGCTGCTCCTACTCTCTCTAATATTCCCTTTGTTGGTTGGGTTGCTGCTGGTTGGGTAACGATGTTCTCTGGAAATCAGGGTGCAGAGATTGGTGGTCAGATGGCAGAAGATTTAAATAAAGATTGTTAATGAAACTAATTGATGGGTGTCACTCTTTAAAACTTGAGTGTGCACTCAGAGATTTAGGATTTGTAGATATCGGTTGGAAGTGTGTTGCTCATGCCGGTATCTTTTTTGTGCAACCAGTTGGTATCCCTGATGATCCAGAGGGTGATCTACTTGGATTTCATATCACAGTTCCGTATGCAAAAGACTACAAAAAGATTAAAATGTTACAATCCGCACGAAAAGCACTTGACTTTGCACAAGGAATTGACTAGATATAGAGTAGTAATAATTTTATAAATGATTTTTCTATCAAATCCACAGGTATGGACATTATCAGGAACATGGTCAGATAGAGCCTTGAGTGCATCAGGTCTTACAAATTTAGAGTTACTGATGACAATTGATACAATACTCTTACCGATAATTTGTGTAGTGGGAATATATGCTTTGTCTACAAGAAAAAGAAAGAGAGTTTAAGCAATCATAAGCATTGCTTTTTTCAACTCTCTAGAGTGGTTTAGTTCGTCTTGTGCAATCTCTGCGATCTTTGTATCTTCGGGATGATATGCACTATATTTTGTGTATGTCTCAAACGCATGCTTTTCGATCTTCATGTTGATATCATAAGCGTTAGTAGGATCAAGGAGATAATACCCAACCATGATCCAATAATAAACCAGAACAAGATGCTTGGCAAAGAAACGGTCGATCCAATATTTATTGCCTTCCCTGAGTTCCATTTCTTCCAAATGTTCTGTTTCATTGAGTGCCTGATAGAAGTGTTCTTTCATCAAGTATATATGATCTTCGCCACGAAGGCCAAGACTTTCACGAAAATGTAATACACTGATAAATGAGAAATAAGGTGCTCTTGCGATTACTTCAAGAACCCAAAACCTTTGAAAGTCTCTTCCTCTATAGAGAAAATCTAAGATGTATATGGTTACATCTAAAACCCATGTGTTAAATTTTTTCATACCCAAGCGTAATTAATAGATGCATAAACTGCTATACAAATGAATCCGAATAAGATAGTTGTTGATTTGATTGGTAAATTTTTCATCACTCCTCCCTTTTAATTGAATCCAAAGAAAAAGGATGTTCGTGTAGATACGGAACATCCTCCCTTGCGTGTCTTACTGCTTCCCATGCGTCATCCGCATATTCGCCTATTTCAAAATGTTTGTTTTGTTGGTCGTGCCAACCGAGTGTGTAGTGGGACATGATAGTTTCAACTCCAGTACGCTATTATTTATAATAACACACTAGGTATAATTACGCAGTGACATGTCGGTTTCCACACATTAATATATAAAGTATGACACATAGATTCAAAGAAATATTACCAGTGTATCGAAAGAAAAACTGGTACAGATTAAAATTATGGCAGCTCAAACGGTTACTTGGTCGATTGTTATAATGATCGCAATACTATTGATTTTAGTCTCAGTTGTGATATACTGTATATTTAAGTACGATACATGGTACCCAAATGAATAAACTCGCAATCATACCAATATTCTTTTTGACAATGTGTGGGACTGCACCCATCACAGATGATCCTGCACATGCATGTAGTTTGCCTTTAGATGGTTCACCTGCAAATTGCCCAGATTCTTTTGATGAAATTAAGTTACAAAGAACTGAAGTCAAAGGTGAAGTAGATATATACGACCCATATCATTGGAATACACTACATGGAGTGTACATTGATAATTTAAGAAAAAGTAGGATTGAGCAAACAGCAACAAAACCTTCTGATGCTATAAATAGTGCACTTGCTGAATACAATTATGGGAGTAATGACACCACCGAGCAGGAAGAGCTGCTACAACTTCAGAGTCACGGAGATTAATCGTGTTGTTGACGGGGATACTATTGATGTCACCATTGATCTTGGGTTTGATTTATACAAGAAAGAAAGAGTTAGAGTTGCAGGAGTTGATACACCAGAGAAGAGAACAAGAAATCTTGAAGAGAAGGCACTGGGATTAGATGCCACTCATTGGTTAAAAGAAAAATTGGAGGGAGCAATTGATGGAGATGATGAACTTACTATACGAACTGAACTTAAAGGTGGGGTTGGTAAGTATGGCAGGCTGCTTGGTTGGTTATATGTGGGTGATGAACAAGTATCGCTCAACGAACAAATGATCACCGAAGGGTACGCATGGGATTATGATGGTGGTACAAAGAAAAAAGACTTTGAAGAACTTCGTGAAATACGAAGATCTTTTGGTACACTAGACGAAGGTTAATTATGTTTGCAGTTGTTGGAGATCTTGCTAACGCATACAATACTATTGAATGGAAAGATGCTGTTCCATTTCTTGCTATTATTATTGGACTCTATTGGGTCAAGGTAAAAATTGACACAAGAGTAGGTCTTGGTAAAAAGAAATCAAGAGAGTTGAAAAAAATTATTAAAGAAGCGATTGAAGAAACAAAATGAAACTCTTTATTAAAATAGGTGTTGGTGTATCTGTTGCACTAAATCTTTTTGTGTTTACTGTTGCGATGTATGGGTTGTATACTCGTGAAGCAAGAGTTGAAGAAAATCGAAAGTGGTTGACAGAACAAATCAATCAACAGGTTCATCAAAGTGTCATCTTGATGATGCCACCTACGACAGGTAAAGTAAATGTCGGAAATAAATGAAATTAATATTCCAAATATTGTAATTCCAAAGTTCGGAACGAATGAAGTTTGGATAAATGGTGTGCCATTTGTTCCAAGTAATCATCCTCCTGTAACAACTCAGATTGGTTTTCCAATTGTAGAGATGCCGGGCTGCGTAAAGATGCATAAGGATAATCAAGATCATGTAACAAAACTACCTTTTGATCATGATCTTGTAAATCAGGATGAAAAGGGATCTACAACTTTATGTCCTCATGGTGAATATCCATCTTATGATGCAATGGAGTATACACCAGAGCAATTAATAATTCAAAGAGAAACTCCACCACCACCTGTATCTCCTCCACCAGAAATTGAACCACCAGAGATTCCTGACACTGGTGATTTAGGAAAGAAAGAAGAAGTGCCATGTCCCGGCCCCGGTAACTTAAGAGTCGGTGATATTACACAATCGGGTGATGAAAGAGTTGTGGGTCATAAACTTAGTGATGATGGTAAGATCTGTGAGACATTATACGAACCTACTACACCACTCGAAAAATTTATACCTTCTACAAATCAGGCAACCAACGCACTCGCAATCGCAGTCATCGCAACAGCAGGGGCTACAGCGACACCTGTTATTCTTAGAATAGTAAAACCGATACTTACAAAGATATGGAAAACAATACAGAAAAAATTAGGTAAGAAAGTTGAACCTCCTACTCGTGCAGAGATTCAAGCAAACAAATATCGTGAGAAAAGAGGACTACCACCTTTAAAAAGAAAATAATTATTTCTTAGTATTACCGATTGATATTTCTTTCAATGTGCTTGCATCACCGGTTGGTAATGTAGTTGGTAATGGTTTATGTTCGATCTGATGAGTGTGTTCTGCCACGACTCCGGGTGGATTGACTAATACTACATCAGCACATACCTTATAATATGGTGACTTAGGATGGAACATGATGCCAGCTTTCATCAACTCGCCACAGTTTTTCAAACGAGCTATCTCAAAGTCTAATCTTTTATTTGATACACTCTGTTCCATTAATGCAATATTCGCAGCAGCTGCATCTTTACATTGTTGCTGTAATTCTTTGTCTAATGGTTTCGACCAAGTAGCAGAGATACCAAGTGATACTGTGCTACTATCTTTTTGTCCTGTGCGAACTGGTTTATAGTATAAAATTTGGCCGGGATTATCTGGCACATCATCATTATCTGCGTCTACATTGTTGTATACTGGATCCATCCAATAATCCTCATACGGCCTCTTTATGGCAATATTTCCAGTAAGGAACGGAGTAACATTCATGGTAGGGCCTTGGCATTGTATCCCGTTACCATAAGTGTTTGTAATATATGGGCCTTGTAAAACTTGTATTGCTTGATTGGTCAC